ACCAGATGGGCGGGGAAGTTGTTTAGCCTTCTCCTCTGGTTTTGTGTTCAAGATCTTGGATAAATCCACGGCCTTGGTTATGTCGAGATTTGAAATCTCACTCGTCATCGTCATTGTGATTGACTCTTTCTTGTAGGTCTATGATGTATAAACGTGCAGTGAGTAGACCTTTAACCTCTCCGCACATTTTCTTGTACTCCGCAAAGTCTTCAGCCTTGCCATCGGCTATTGACATTTGGAGTTGGGATACTTTGTCATCTATCTTTGAAGCTAGAAGTTTTAAATACTTGTCGATCATTTTTTGCTCCTCATTATTTCAGCCAGCATCTTGTTTTTTTCTGCTTCGGCGTCTTGAGCCAAGCTCTGCTGATCTTTTTGCACAGTAGCTTGGATCCGCGCCATATCAACTTCTTTCTGAGTAGCAATACGCTCACGCTCAATCTGTTGTTGTGACTGCTTGAGCTGGGCATCAGTTGCATCCTTCTGAGCCTTACGCTGTGCATCTTGGCCTTTGAGCTGCAACTCTTGTTGTTGCATCTGAATTAAAGGATCTTGCTGCATAGCCGCCGCCTGCTGTTGCTGGGCTTGAGCGGTATTGGCCTGTAACAACTGGGCGCTTGCCTGTGCAACCAATTGAGACAGTTGCACTTCCACATCTTCTGGCAATTTCTCTTCTGGGCCGGGCATAGGTACGCCCATTTGCTTCTCTATCAACTGACGATAGTGGAAGCCCAAGTGTTCGGCAATGTGAGCCTGCAAAGCCGCCATGATCTGGTTGGCCATTGGGTTCTGGCCAATGGTTTTCATGATCAATGGGTCTTGCATGAACGTCTGGTGGACGGCAATGTGGGCTTGTTGATCTTGGTAGATAAACGCCTTCATTGGCTCGCCTTTTAGTGCGGCCATGTTCTCGCTGATTGGGTCTTTTGGTGTCTCATCGTCAGGCAAAGGCACCAGCTTCTGGGCGTTCTTAATACCAAGGACATCAAGCATCTGCCTATGTAACTGTGGTAGATCATAGATCTGGGGAGCTTGCTGGGACAGCTGGATCACCGCCTGATACTGAACAATCTTCTGCGCCATCGTGGCCGCATTGGGATCGCTTACAGGGATAACATCGACTAAGTCATAGTCAGACTGTTTGGCTTTGCGAGATCCTTCTTCTGGCTGGTAAGAGTACTCAGGCGGCGTGTAGTCGCGGATGATGTCTCTTAGGAGAGCTAGCTCTTGCTTAAATGAATAGTGAATGCGCGCCTGAACAGCGGTCATGACCTTAAGCTGGCGCTCAAGGATTGCTAACGTGGTGCCAACGGGAGAATTAGCAGACATATCGGCAACTTGGATGTCAGCAGCAGAAGCAAACTTGCGGCCTTCGTCAACGATCTTGTCTAGGAGAGAAGCCAAAACCTGTGACGGCTCTTTGTAAGGCAGAGCCATGATGTTCTCTGCAATAGTACCGCTTGGTACATCCACATCTCGCCACTCAGCTGGGCCAATTGGGGTATCGTCACCTTTAACTCTAAGTCCACGGGTTTTAAAGCCACCGGGTAGGTTAGCCAAAGTGCCGGCATCCACCAATTGACGTAGGATAGACGTACCAGACTTTGCAAATGCGCCAACCAAGTGAATTAGACCAAAACAATAGAAGCCAAAGCCGGGAACGTAGCCATAATGGACGTAGTGCTGGCGCTTGGTGTGTAACTTATCGCCTTGTCTCCAGTTTCTGCGGATAGCCAGACACTTCATGCTTCCGTATTCAACTGTAACAATGTAAGGCAGGGCAATTCCCGTAGGTTCGCCGTCTTTGTCTGTGTGCTCGTAACCTTCAAGGTCAAGCTCTACGTTCATCTCAAGGATTTTGTAGCGGTCATCCGACAAAGCGCGGAATCCCATCTTCTCGGCAATCTTTTTCTCTACTTCGTCCAGATTGTTGTTGGGCTCACCCAAGTCAATATCGGCATAGAAGCCTGCGACCTGTAACTTACGCAGTTCATTCTCTGTTTTACGCATAACGTGCGTAACACGGGGCGATGTTTGAATGTCTGACGCGCCATAAGGGACTACCAGATCTTCAGCCGGTACAAAAATAGACGTTTGGCGGTCAAAGTTGGGATCAAAGTAGACCTTCTTAAAAGCATTACCTGAAAGACCTAAACCCCACACCATTCTTTCGTGCTCTGGGCGGAACTCTGTCATCACATCTGTCAGTTGATAGTTCATATCGTCCTGAACACGTATGGCAGCGTCCTTTTTCTCTTGGGTTTCCTTGCCAATGATCTGGGTTTTGACCGGACCAGCAGCCGGGAAGGTGCTCATCATGATTTCAGCTTGGAATTTAACCAATGCTTCAGACAAAAGTGGGTGATAAACACCGCAAGCACCAATCCAAGGATCTGCTCGCTCTTCAATCTTCATCCCTAAGAGCTCTAAACCGTCTACATAGGTCTGCATCCAGTCTTTGCGGGAGTTGACATCATCGTCATAGTCACCAATTAGGTCAGTTACGATCCCTGTGACCACTCCACTGTCCAAATAGTCTACTAAGTTGGCGTCAAAATCATCATCTTCACCGCCATCAATCTTAATTTCCATGCCATCCATACTAATTGTGACCTCTTCAGGGTCAACAATCTCAATTTCAATGCCGCCGTCCTCTTCAACCTCTGGCATTAAAGACTCAATACCATCTGGTGCAGCGTAAAGTGATTTTTCAATGGACATATGTATCCTTAATAGTAAGAAACTTTGCGTCTAAACGAACGAACTTCATCCTCTTCGTCTGTCTGCAAGCGTATAAACCCGCCTTTTCTGAACCTTATCAGAGCCTGCGTGGCAGAGTCAACTAAGTCATCGTGGTCTGAGTTGGGGAACGCCGCCATCTCTTCCATCAACTCGTCAGCCCAGCGCGTAGCTGGTGCCCAAACCTTACCGCTGGCAAATAAATCAGATACAGAATTGATCCTGACCATCTTATCATTACCCCTTGACGGCGTAAACTCTTGCACAGGTATCCCCATTGCCCGAAGTTCATAGATCAACGGCGCTCCTGAAGCTTTGGCCTCAACGATAAAAGCATCTGGCTCCCACTCTTTGTAGTGGTTAAAGGCTTTTTCTTTTAACTCAGGGAACTCCATGCGCTTCTTAAACGCATCTAACAAGATTACATTTGCGTCATTTTGGTTCTCGTTGAGATAGAACACACCCCAAGTTGTACAGGCAGAATAGTCAGAGCGTTCATTCTTTGTAAACGCCGTATCCCAAGACTGGATCACAAACTCACACTTAGGCGGGTCTTCGTGTGTCCACTCCTTCCACCACTCCCTCTTAACAATCGCGCCTTGCTCTGAGGTAGGGCTTTGTTGGTACTGGGCGTTCCACTTAGAGGCAGGGAGTTCAGACTGTAAGGCGTGGAGTTCTTCTAGGCTCCAAAACTCTGGCCATAGAGGATTACCACTCGGGAGAATCGCAGGGAAGTCAATTACCTCCCAATCGTCATTACCGTCTTTGTCAATCGCAGACTGAAGGATCCGGCCAGTTAAGTCCCTCTTGGCCCAGCGTGTCATCACGACAACAATCGCACCACCCGGCTGGAGTCGTTGGCGGGGACCAGAGGTGTACCACTCGTAGACTTTATCAAAGACTGTGGGATCTCCTGCGGCCAAGGCGGCTTCTTGCTCGGAGTGGGGATCATCAATGATTAAGAGGTCAGCACCTTTTCCCGTTACCGTTCCTCCTACACCAATCGCAAAATACTCTCCGTTTTTATTGGTAGACCACCGGCCCGCCGCTTTACTGTCTGACCTTAGATTAACATTGGGGAAGATCTTAGAGAACGGCTCACTGGCTACTAAGTTACGAACCTTACGGCCAAAGCCTACGGCCAACTCTGCGGTGTTTGAGCACTGGATGATCTTCTTACTAGGATCCCGTCCCAAAAACCAAGCCGGCAGCATATAAGAGGCAAACTCAGACTTCGTATGCCGTGGGGGCATGTTGATAATTAACCTCTTTATTTTCCCCGTAGCGATCTCTTCGAACTTCTTAGCCATTACCTTATGGTGTCGTCCGTCAATAAACCCCGGCCACATGGCGTGGGCAAACTTGCTGAAGTCGTCAAAGGCCTCCTCTCTCTCTTGGCTTGCCTCTAGGGCATCAAGGTCATCAAGATAAGCGGCTTGCTCGTTGGGGGGTAGGGTAAAGAACTTCTTGGCAGCGGCCTCTGCCTCTAACACTGTTATAGACAAAGCGTGAGTGATCCTCCTGACAAACAGGTCGTGCTCCTCTTGCATCTCCATCTGTTGTTTTTTATTTACCACAAGGACCCAATGCTGCTAAGTACACTTCATCACTCGGCAATTGCTTCTCAAGAGTCCAGTCGCCAATTCTCTCTAACAGCTCCCTGACCTCCTCGGGCTCCAACATCTCGGCAATAACTTCAAACCTGTTTTCGCACACAGTGATCTTCATGGCAGGTTCCTCAAACTAATATACGAAGGTCTAACACTGCGAGCCGAGTTCTTCGCCCGCTTACAAATCTTCAGGTCGCACAGCTTCTTCACCACACGGTGTACATTCCCGCGCCCCTTGTCTCCAGTATGAAACATGATGTCATCTATAGAAGGACCATAACCAAAGTTCCTCCAATACTCATCTATCACAAGGAACACAGTCCTTTGCTTCTCAGTCATACACGCCCCTACACTTTCGTCTAATGTTCTCATGGCTCTATAACACTTGTTATAGTACCCCCACCCCTTTTTGAATAGGAATCGTAAGGGGGGGGTTTACGGTAGATCAAAATCATTGACGACCTCCGAATTTTTACTAGGGGTACCCCCCTCGTTTTTATTTGGTGATTGGATGTCAGAAACAGTATGTGGGGTGCATACGGGGGCGGTCACGGCCTCTAGGGCGGGTACGGGTGCGGTGGGTGCGCGCGCAGGCACATCCGAAACCCCATCACCCCTGATTTCCTCCATCAATGAGACACCATCATCTATAACAGCTGTTACAGTGCCGAGTCTCTCGAGCAGTCGTGTACGTATGTCTGTGCTCTTGCGTATTGTCGTGATCTCTTTGCGTTCTAGGAATGCTCCGACCTCGAATAGATTGCCAATCATCTGCAGTGCCTTCATCCTCTGTGCAGGTGGAAAGTCCTCATCGAGTGAGTGCTGGACAAGTTGTTGTACGAGCAGTGCCTTCAGTTGAATAGGGTTTCTGTGTTTCTCTGCCTCTAAAGCCAGTTGGTAGGCCTCGACCTCCCTCTGTATTCTCTCGTCCTTCATTAGCTCATACGGCTTACATGCCAGTGTTCTCTTGGTGGCGTTAGGTTTATATGCCTGTCTGTATGCGTTAGCCTTAGTCTCCCCTAGTGCAACGGCATGAGCGAATGCCTTCTGCTTCCCTGTAAGTTTAGGCCTCTTGCCTTGTCCGCTACTCAATAGAGTCTCTACTGGGATCTGATTAAGCCCTTCTTTGATTTGCGCGCGTGTTAGTTTCTGAACCATAGTGTTTTCATGGGTATGAAATAAGAATGTCCCGAACATACCAGACCAAACTATTTAATGCAAACGCCCTGACCTTTCCCGATTGTGTCCGTCTATACATATGTAACAACCAAACAATCCTATGAACTACCTCTATTCCGTCCTCGGTGCTTTCCTGTTCTTTACCCTGATCTGCCTACTGGCTGAGTATCGCGACCATAAGCAACGCGCCCGAAAACGCGCTGAATACCTCAAACGCCCCTGTGTCCCATCCCCTCAACGCAAGACAAACTGTGGCCTGATCTATCCGCCCTTCCGCTGATCCGCCTCCAGGATTTTGGGGCAAATACGCTGCTTGTTTTGTCATTACAACACCCTAAAAATATTTTCAAATAAAACATGAAAAGTATTGCAATGGAGTCAACACATGATATAGTTAAGGCGTTATTCATGTGTTAATCCCTGTAACCCACTAAGGAGAGTCCCTATGAAAATTGTCTATAACAAGTTGCTAAACGGATGGTACATCGTCCGTGGAGCACATCACACGCCCATCAGTGGCCGATTCGAAACCAAGGCGCAAGCCTTGGCACACCTTAACCGCAACAAATAAGGAACACCATGCAAATCACGATTGAACTCAAGTGGCAATACGGCAACTGTGCCTTCTATCCAATGTGCGAAACCAGTAAGAGATTCGCGCAAATTGCAGGCACAAAGACCCTGACCCAAGACGCCCTCCGCATCATCAAGTCAATGGGCTACACGATTAACCAAACCACTAAGGAGATTGCACTATGAGAAAAGAATTTATCCTAGCCATTGCCCAGAAGAACGGATACGAAGTCTGGGCTAAATGGGACGCAGACGCTGAGATCTACGAACTATTCACCGAGCGCGAGTGCGAGTGCTATATCGGTGCAGTTGACGAGCTAAAAGATGCAAGACCCCTTGCCATTGATTGGATTGCGGAAAGGGAGTCAACATGATCACCATAACCATTAACACTGATAACTCTGCATTCGAAGAGAACCCGCGCGAGATGGCTGAACTGTTAGAGCGCCTCGCGAACTATTACAGAGATTGCCAAATCCTTCCCGACACCGCCCGCGATTCCAACGGCAACACTGTTTGCCACATTACTCAGGAGTGAACCAATGACACGCGAATACACCACCAAATTGTTAGAGATGGTAGAGGAGGGAATCCTCGACCGCGACAACGTGATCATGGCCTGTGTGAAGTACATGAGCGAAGACGATGTGCGCGACATGATGGAGTGCAACGAATTTATCAACGAAGAAGAGGAGTCCGAAGAATGAAATACTACCGCCACATTTCCACCATGCGCGAAGAATTCCTCGCACAACGCAGGCGTGACCGCATTCAGGCAGGCTATGACTTTGTTGTCATTGTGCTAGTGCCTGTGATGATCTTTTTAATCACTGTGTTTCTGTTCGCACTATGACACAAGCCCAGTTGATCACCCTCGGCTACAAATACGAGCGAGCAACTGGTGCAAGGGCGCAAGCCCTGCGCCAGTGCTTTAACAACGCGCTCAGGCAGACCAAAGCCCCTGAAGTGCGCGAACACTACATCTATTCATTCAACCAAGGAAGACACGAAGCAAGGACAACACGATGAACCTCAACCTCAATGACGCATCCTCCGCCCTGTGCGACATCTACGACATTAAACGCGCCCTGTCAAAGAAGATCAAAAGCCAACCAAAGGACAACGAAGGCACGGACATCACCATTGGTGACTGTATTGACGATTTAGTGCTTTTCCTCGAAGGCATCTACGAGCAAGGCCACGAAGACACAAACCAACAATCCGCGCGAGAGCAGAACGTTTACCTCCGATCCGCGCTCAAGAACCTTGTTTTGTCTGCTGACCGCTATGTTGAAGACGGATCATGGATTGAGCATTTATCACTGGACATTGAATTCGCAAAAGGCATTCTCAAAGCCACCAAACCCAAGAAGGAAACCACGCAATGAAAAAATTTAAAGTCCCATACGTTCGCATTGAACACCAAGTCTATATTTTCGAAGTGGAAGCTGAAGACCAAGAGCAAGCCGAAAACATGGCGCGAGAGCTTTACAACGGCAGTGAAAATTATGATGTAGTTTACGCTGAAGAATTTATCCAAGACGTTGAGGAGATCGAATGAACTACATCATTCGTATGCGCGATGACTTGGCAGAACAAGGCCTGTCCGTCCCTGCCTCGCGGACATTCGAAAGCTACGACACCATGATCGATGTGACATACATCACGGCAGAGGAGCTGGCGGGCGCGACACAAGGCGATGACCCTGCCGAGCCCGATGACCACGCATTTTGGTACATCAAGCTAAAGGACGGAAGGTCTTTTTATTTCCTGAGTGTTGACCTCGACTTTGATGACGCAGACGCACCACCACCGCCAAACAAAGAGTATGTCGTTTACTGGAAGCGCGAAGTTATTTACAAAACGACAGTTGTTGCATATGACCCAGATGACGCAGTAGACCGCGTTTGCAATGGATTCTCTACCAACTCAAGCTACGAGGAAGACATTGACGATTATGGCGACATGTTTTTTATCTCAACCGATTTAATCGAAAAGGAAACCAAATGAATAGCGACCTGTTAGACGAGTATTGCCAGAACATGTACGGACACACCGACTGGTCGATTGATTGGCAAGACGGCAACCAAGTTGTGACGTTCTTTAAAGACGCACGACCAGAGTATTTAGAACTTAACCAAGGAGATGAAGAATGAAAGTAAAAGACCTAATCGCAGAACTCGAGTGCTTTGACGAAGACGCTGAAGTACACATGGCCTATGGAGCAGGAGACTACTGGAAGTCAACGCTCGCGCCAAAGATCAGAACAGTGTTCAACGGCACAGTCCAGTATGCGACCTACCACCAATCCGACAAGCTAGTCAACGCAGACGACATAGAAGAATCGGAAGATGGCGAAGAAGAAGAATTCCCTGTACGTAAAGTTGTAATCATTGAATAAAGGAGAGCTGCATATGAAAGTATTTGAACTAATCCAACAACTAAGCCAGTTGCCACAAGACCTCGATGTTTTGATCTGGGACGCAGGCAATCGCATGAACATTGCCATGGTAGATGACGCATTCATTCATGACGAGCAGTACCCTTTTGTGGAACTCAACACAGACACGGACGACTAATCATGAAGCATTTAATCGGCCTCTCATGGCCTTCAATCTATATCGTGACTAATCACAACGGCACAGAACTAGGCACATTCGACACACTCGAAGAAGCCAACGCTGAAGCCAAGTTTTACAAACAACAAACAGGAAACCCTGCTTTTGTTGATGAAGACCTCAAACCCCCAAGCTTTCAGGAGATCACAAAATGACTGCAATGACTAAAACACAGATGGTGAACGCCTGTGCTGAATACGAAGTGGAATGGTTTTTTAACCAGACGCTTGATGAACAGAAGATAGTGTTCCGACACCTCCAACTGCATGGGTTTGAAGGGTTCAAGAATGTATCTGACGAAAGCTTGTTTGAATCATGCGTTCACAACGGCACATTTTTAATGGAGGAATGAAATGAAATACAAAGTAACCGCATCATACATAACTAACTGCGTTGCAGAAGTTACCGCCAATAACGCTGATGAAGCCTACCGAATTGCCAAGGACATGGACGGAGGCGAATTCACACAGACCAAGCAAGACGACTGGAAGATTCAAGAAATCACGTTGTCTGAAAACAATTTCACAGAAGAGCAATTAGCCTTCATCAAAGCTTACTCTACCAATGTTGCAGTTGCTGATGATGACGTAGTTAAGGCTTTTGTTCTGATAGATGACCATGACGAATTCTACAAAGACCATTCAGACACTTACTCAGGACTAGCCGATGCCCGAGGAGTCTGGGAAGACGCCAAACGTTTTTTTACAAAGGAGAAATGAAAATGAACTGCCAACACACACGCGAAGATTCTTGGTGGGAATACGATGGACAGGGCATTCCACTTGCCCGAGTCTGCTACAAATGCGTTGAATACGTATTGTCCAAGTATGACCCAGTGGTACTAGGCCACTACACCCAAGCTGATATTGATGAACCGATTAACGAGGAATGAAATGATTGTTTTAGATAACCCAACCCAGATCGAAGTTGCACGGATGTTAACTCTACGCAAAGGCCTACAACTAGAGATCAAGGGAATGCGACATTCGGGACGCAGTTGCTACCAGATTATCAAAAGAGACTTCGGCCTGACAGGTACACGCGCCAGAGTCCTCGAGCAATTTGAACAACTGATCCCAAATTTCGCTGAAATAACCAGACGCGACTAAATGAACCCACGCAGGGATTCGGCAACCTTCACAGTGCCGAGTCTCTGCTCACTGTCGTTGAAGTCCTCGTTAGCCTCCCCTACCCAGTAGCGTGAGGCTATTTTTTTTGGCAGTAGCCACGCCCATAGCATCGTTGTCGGCAATCACCAGTGGGTCACGTACAGTCTTTGCAATCTCAAGCATATTCCCCGCAGAAAAGCACACATGGATCGTGTACCTCTCCCTGAGATGCTTCATCGCTCTGCGAACCGACATCCCAGTTGCGAACCCCTCACACAAAATGTTGCGACCTTTGGCGTCAATGACGAGGCTCGCGCCCTTCGTTACTTGGCCTGACAGGAAGCGTTTTGTGCCGTCTTCTTGGATGATTTGGCAACCGACAAGATGATCCCCAACTCGCATTGGTAAGATCAGGAGGCCATTCCACACCAATCCCTTGTCCACGAACCCCTTGCGAATCAGGTAGGGATGTTGCTCTTTAACACTGTTATTGAGGATGAACGTAGCTTTGCCAGCCGCTTTTTTCTGGCGTTGCTCGCGCTCTTTCTCGGCAGCCAACCTCTTTGCTTGGGCATTTGGATCTGGGATGAACGGCTCTTCTGACTTGTAGCGTATATGCCTATCATGTACTGCGAAGTTAATGATTGCACCTTCACGACCATCAAAGATGTACGCGCCATTCTGCTTTCTGGGATGGTCTTCTGTGCCAACTCTGACCCACCGATCTAAGATTAATTCCTTGATCAGGAGGCCATGATCTCTTGCAAACTCTTCGAACCTCATTTATTTGCCCTTGATTTAGCCCACGCAATGTTGCGCGATTGAATCCACGAACTGGTCTTCTGGGATGTAGGCTCTGGCTCTGCACTCAGCCCACGGGGGAATGTTCCGTACTTTTCCTTGTACTTATGCGCTGCCCAACCTTCCTTGTATCCACGCATGCGAGCAAAGTAGATCAACTCAGAGTAGAACTTCTGATTCTCCGACAGAACCTCGCGCTTGGTGAACTCTAACTCTGTTAGAGTACCCGGCACGTTTAGGATCTGTTTCATCTCCTTTTCGTAACCGCACTCCCCACACTCACGACCCGACCAGACCCACAAAGCGCCACAAGCAGGACACTTGGCTTCCTTCTTTTCCTTCTCATCAGGCTCTTTCTTCGCAGTTTCGGTGCCGTTGTGTAACTCTGTTACACCTTCCTCGAACAAGGTATCCCACTCCTTGCGGAATCTCAAGTAGTTACCTGAATGGTCAAGCCAAAGGCCATAATCCTTACCATCGTAAGGACGCATGATCCGCCCCATCTGCTGTACATGACTGCTAAACGACTTGGAAAACGGCCTTGCACTCACTCCAATCATCACATCAGGGACGTCAAAACCTCTGGTCAATATGTCTGTGGCCACCAGACCATTGATTAGCGTATCTGGACGCGAGAAATCCTCAATTGTTTGAGCTTTGAACTCGTCATCCTCCAAATAACTGATTGAAACAAAGTTATAGCCTGCCTCGTTGAACTGCCGAACCAAGTCCCTGCCATGCTCAACTCCCGAGCAGAACACGACTGTCTTCCTCGGCTTACCAAACACTTGCATCGTTTTGTCGATCCACTCTTGGACAATGTCGCCAGTGATTTGCATACCGCGCTTGGTAGTCTCATCTTGCGACCACTCACCAGCCACCTTCTTCGCACCACTCATGTCGATCTCTTTGGCAATATAGATCTTCAACGGGGTCAACCATTTGTTCTCAATCAACTCACCAGTAGGCTTCGCACCCACCACATTGGTATAGGTGTCACCCAACCCATTGGTGAAAGGAGTAGCCGTAAGGCCAATTACTTTCATCTCTGGGCGGTCTTTAATGAACTGAATGATTTGCCTGCGTTGCACATGGCACTCGTCAATGATCAGCATAGAGACTTCGGGAAAGTTATCCCGACTCTCCAAAGTCTGTGCGCTGCAGACCTGAATCTTTTCATAAGGCCGATAACGCCAATGATCAGCCTGCATGACGCCATGGTTGATGCCGTAGTTGCCAAGGCGCGTACTGGTCTGGTTGACCAACACAATCCTGTCTAACACCATGGCAACATTCTTAAGTTGCTTGGCCTCCTCAAGCATGACGGCCATTGCAACCTCCGTCTTACCAAACCCCGTAGGGGCGTAGAGTAGCTGGCTCATGTGGCCATCCTTAAAGCCTTGGGCGAGCTTCTCCACGACTTCCGCTTGATGCGGTCTTAATTTGAGCATGTAATTCTCCTGCTGGGATACGCCCAGCTTCGGGTTTATTTAGTTTTCTCTGCCTTCTCAGCGCGCTTCTTCCAGTAGGCCATCTGCTTGATCATCTCAGCGTTCTTGCTCTGGAACTCATTGCGTGATTGGGTCATCGTCCTAAGTTGGAACTCAAGATCTTTGACTTGTGTGCGTAGCGACTCAATCGTTTCCTCGATCTCTTTCTTCGCTGTTTGTGATACAGGCAACGACTTAATCGCCAACTGGTCTTTGAGCTTTGCGTTCTCTTCAGCAATGATGGTGTGCTCTTTGGCCATCTCTTCCATCTTGTCTGCCTCTGTGTACTCAGGAGCAGCAGGCCAGAATGGCACTTCTTTTTTCTTTGTACCAATCTTAGTGACGTCTATCTTCTGGCCTTTCTTGCTGATTCGCACGTTTTTCTCAAGACCCAAGGCCTTACGAACACGACCAACTGTCATCGCAGACACATCACAGTGGGCGGCAATCTCATGATCGCTCTTCTCGCCCAACTCAATATCTTCAAGCGCCAACTGCACAACCCAACGGCGCTCATCTGGGGTGCGTTGTTTGCCGTGCTTGCCATTTGCAAGGAGACAAGCCAAGAAAGCATCGCGCTTTGTGCCTTTATTAACATTTGCCTCAATGTCTTTGAACCCTGCGCGCTTGTGTGCGTGGTATCTGTGGAACCCATCACTAGGCCAGTAAGACTTGCCATCAAACCATAAATCAATAGGCGGGAACTTGTCTTTGCCTTCGAGCAGTATCTCTGTGTAGTGTTGAACCAAGGGCTCGTCAATCTCTTTGCGTGGTTGTGTACCGCCATCAAGGCGGATCTTTTCTAGTTTGATTCTTTCAGTCATTGTTTTACCTTTGTTGATCTTCTTGATGCACGACCTGCCCAGCAGGAGGCGCAGTGCCATTTGGCGTGGTTAAGTTGGATGCCACCTTCTGGTGGTTTCATTTCATTGCAGTTGTTGCACTCCTTGTGTTGATGTACCGGCTGCTTACTTCCGATTGATAGCTGTTGTTTTGCAAACCCATTCACCTCATACCTCCTTCACTAAATCCTTTTAACTCTGGAAATGCCGCATCTACAATCTCGCGGATTCTTTTATTTATCTTTGACGCCATCTCAGCTTTGATTCTGAATGGTGTGACGTACCAGTGGTATTGATTGTTGTGCGCCAGCTTGGCCAGCACACGCTTGCGGTTAGTCCTCATTTTCAAAGTTTTTCTCCTTTAGCTTGGCTTCAATTTGCTCCACTATTACGCGGTCATTCCATTCGTGCCGAATCGCATTTAACAAGATTTCGTTCTTATCTTCTTCCGTCAGACCTTCCCACTCGCGGTCATTGAGCTGCTCTACCATGTCACACAGGCCGGCAAAGCAGGTAGGACAGAAGGCCACTGGCAGGATGCCAAGGTATCCCTGCACTCCGCCTTCGTCATCTGTGAAGTCACACTGGCAGACATTGCACACATGGTCAGTCCCAACGTGGTCAAAGCCCTCAATCATGCCTCCCTCGCTTCCATCATGGCGTCTGCAATCCTGTAGCAACGTTTTGCCTCGCTCTTCAATTGCAACTCATTGAGCTCTACTTCGGCGTAGAAATACCATTCCATTGTTTGCATGACTTGAGCAGCAAAGTAATCTCTGAGCTCCATACCGCCTTCACCGCCTATGGCCGTGACTCTGGCTTCATCACTAACACTGATAGAGTGGGTGGGAAATGCTTTCATGATTTGCTCCAAAATAAAATGATTCCGGCTACGATCACAATGAAGAAGATCGCATACGTTGGCCAGACTGGCTCTTTACCATATGGCCCACTGATGGGGTCACTGTTGCAGTTAAACGCTTCTTCCATAGTGCGTGGGAAGCGCTTTGTTGTATCATTTTCCATATTACCTCCTGTGTTAAGAATATAACTCATGAATTGTTCATGTGTCAACTGTTATGTTACAACCGAAAAGCCCTCTTACCCGTTGACCCTCCCTCCCCCAGACAGGCGGACAGAAGGACCAACGACTCATTATCAAGGAGCTTTGCCCAGTTGTTAAGTGAGCTACCGGCCAGCCAAGCCGCCCTCCCCTGAGATCCCGATAAGGTCAGTTTGCACCATCCTTAACGATCAACTCCCAGCGTACTAGGGTATGTGTCTGTTACGACATCCTTGTTTATTCCGTTCGATTGCTCTACTTGGAGGTGCGGGTCACACCGAGGTTCTGTGTTTCTTGAGTTCAGCCCATACAGGCCATTAGCTAACGCGCTCTGACGGCTACGTTGCAAGAGAAGAGACTGGGACTGCTCACATGTAGCAGTGTTTTTCAAAACATTTCGTCCACTTTAAGGAGCTTGCGGCGCTAACCCGCAACACAATCCCAGTCTCAAAACAAAAAGGCCACTTAAGGCTACATTCCGGTTGCGACCTTGCCTAATGACTCTCCGACCGAAAGCATTAGGTAAAGCGGAATATAGCCATAAGTGGCCTCAAGCTGTCACTCGCAACAGTAACAACCCGTTTATATCAGATTATTTCAACTGATGTCAACAAGTTTCAAAATAAAGTTGGTGGGCACATAAAGCAGTGTTTGTGTAAAAACCAAACCAAGAAAACCACAAGCGGCGCTAACCCGCTTGCCACCAACACGACTGAGGACTGAAGCCAGCGGCATCTGGAGATTGCATAGGCTGAAACTCTGCAACCTTTATTCGACAATCCCCATGCGTGTTAGCTCTATAACAATGTTATAGATGAAAAAACTCCCGAGTGATTAGCCCGGGAGTAAAGGACAACCCAACAAAGGAGAGGCAACTGCATGTTACCGGAATTAATTCTACATCATTCTCCGTAAAGTGCAATGAATGCCGCATCTGAATACGCTTGACCTACGCCTTTTTTATCCAGCTCACGCCAGCTTGGCCACATCTGGATGGCCTTTGTCCTCGAGGCATCCTTGTCCTGACCCACTAACCCCGCGCGCTTCTTCCATTGACTGGGTGTTACCATCGTTACAGGGATCTCAAACGCGCCCAGTACACCTTGGATAACACCAGCAGAATGTCCAAACGAGAACATCGAAGCCACGCCTTGGCCGGGCATACTACCTACCAGCTCGACATAGGCTTTGATCTCTTCCCCATAAATTGATGGCCGAATAATCGCAGCCAACGCTGGCGCATTCACACGATTAGCCGAGCCCGTCTTCATTGTCGGCATCCGATACCACGCAACAGGCGTATCCCCATCCATGATGACTATGGCGCCAGATAATCCGGGGTCTATTCCAATCTTAATCATAAAATTCTTTCAAAAGGTATTGCAAGACATGAATTGTTGTGGGTATAATGTGTTGCCGATTATAACCCAAAGGAGAAAACAGTGTTAAAAACAATTCCGGGCATCTTTCTTGAGGCTGGCGTCTATAGCTTATACGACCTTAAAAGGTTGATGGAGTGCGCCACCCTGATAAAAACTTGCTCTAACGAAGCAAACGAACGCTCAATTTACCCAGCGCCAGACCCAACAGTTTCATTGTCGGGATGGGATCTTCCCGTGCGATGCGTAAATGTATTGAAGGCCGAGGGCATATTTACACCGTCTGAACTGATTCAGTACACATACACTGATCTTTTAAAGTTGGTAAACATGGGACGCAAGTCAGCAAATGACATTGTTGCCGAGGCAAACAAGCGCGGCTTTAAATTGAAGGGTCAATTGTGATCATCACAAACAAATACAACCTACCACAGACCTTCGTGAACATCATGAAGCGCCCTACCTACTCAAAGGGTAAGGCCAACATCTCTGCCACAGAGCTGATTAACTCACCACGCATTGTGCAATTACGCAAACTGCATGAGGACAAGATCGAGACAGACGTTACCGAAATGGTCTGGTCTATCTTTGGTACAGCCATCCACGGCGTCCTCGAGCATGGCAAAGACGAGAACCACCTGATCGAAGAGCGCCTCCACGCAAAGATTGATGGATGGTCTATCTCTGGTGCGATTGACCTGCAGATCATCAACGCAGACGGCACAGTCACAATCAACGACTACAAAACCACAGGCGCTTGGTCTGTTATGAATGAGAAGGTTGACTGGGAGTACCAGCTCAACATCTACGCATGGTTGGTTGAGTACGTCAAAAAGGTTGAGGTTTCCAAGCTCGAGATCGTAGCCATCATTCGTGATTGGTCACGCAGAGATGCAGCCCTCAAGCCCGGCTACCCAGAAGCCCCCATCAAAGTGATCTCAGTGCCGTTATGGTCGATGGAACGGCGCGAAGCCTTCATCATGGGAAAGATTAAAGAACACTCCAACGCATTGTTTGACTTGGAGACAGGAGATGAACTGCCATTTTGTACGCCCGACCAGATGTGGGAGAAGCCTACAACATACGCAGTGAAAAAGATTGGTAATGTCAAAGCACGTAATGTTTGCAATACCGATGAAGAAGCTCAGGCCAAGGTGGCCGAGTATGGGAAAGAGTACGAGATAGAGGTCCGTCAGGGTGAAAGGACGCGATGCGCGAACTTCTGCTCTGTCAGTGGCTTCTGTAACCAGTACAAAGACTATTTATCAACAAAGGAGTAATCATGTTTATATCAAAAGCAGAAAAAGATCTAATCCAAAAAACATTGGATGACTGTGCCAAGGCAATGTCAGCGGCCATGATCGACATCAAAATCTTGAAGGCCAAAGTGGAGCAGCTTGAAAGAGATGCCGTCAAGCTAGTCAAGGTCAACAAACCTAAGAAGGTTATGACACCAGCGCAGAAGGCCAAGCAACGCGAGTACCAGAGAATGTACAAAGCGCGCAAGAAGCAAGAAGAAAACGATTGGAAATTGGTACAACAATTAGCAACAGAAGGAACACCTAATGTCAGTGCATAAGAAACTCATGTCCGCCCGAGTCAAGCTTCAGTCCGTAGAGATGAAGAAGTCGGGCAAGAATGCCTACCAAGGGTATTCATACTTTGAGTTGGGTGACTTCATCCCACACATTCAGACCATCTTTCATGAGGTTGGTTTGTGTGGGGTAGTCTCCTTTAACACTGAATATGCCCAGCTCTGTATCACTGATACAGAAGACGGCACAGTCATTGTGATCACCAGCCCAATGGCCGAGGCATCTCTCAAGGGTGCCCAGCCTATCCAGCTCATGGGTAGCATACAGACTTATCAGCGCCGTTACCTTTGGATGGCAGCCATGGAGCTGACCGAGCACGACTCAATAGATTCTGCACCACCCGTAGAAGCCGTTAAGGAAGCGCCAAAGCCTGCACCTAAGCCAAGCCCCGTCCAAGAGCTAAAAGCGCCTACAAAGCCCGTTAAAGGCAAAGTAGACCCTATTCCGCCACAGTATGTAGAGACAAAGCCTGAGTGGACCATGATCATTGATGCGCCCGATGACGAATCATGGGTTGACATGATGGTTGAAGTGAACAATCTGAAGATCAGCATGGCCACCGATGCCGATCAGCTCAAGCAGATGTTCCAAGTGAACAAAGCTTTGTACGACAAGCTCAAAGCCTTGAACCCTTCTGTCTATGCTGACGTCATAGAAAACTTTACAAACGCAAAACGATCATTTTTTTAAGGAGTAATGATGGACTATCCAAATCGCGGTACTTTGTGGAGCAACAAGTACAAAAAGAAAGACATGCAGCCGGACATGGTTGGTGACATCAAGATTGAGTTGGCCTTGATGAAGGAACTCATGGCCAGTGCTGAGTCAGATCACGTTGTGATCAAGCTTGACGCATGGCTTTCCAAGGACAAAGACGGCAATCGTAAGGTTGGCTTGAAGGTCAACACTTACAAGAAGCCAGAAGAGTCTGCACCCGGAAAGGACCCATGGGATGACTAAGCCTAAAACAATTAAGCAGTGGGAGAAAGTCTGCAATGTTCTTGATGATGCCTTGCAGGCGTCAATTAAAGACGAAGCCAAGCTTGAGGCAAAGATTGATAATCTTGAAGAGCAGATCGGCAAGCTTGAAGAACAGTTGACCATGTCTGTTGGCGTGATCAAGTACTTGGAGTTAAAAATTGGCCGATCCAATTCAATTTGAAGCAATCAAGACAGGCCTAAAGCAATCCAAGGACGGCTACATGCTGTCTTTGGCTGTTCACCCTGACGAGCTTCACAACGACCTTATGCGAGACTTTGTGGGCTCGCGCTACGTTGTTGTGATGGTGCGTCTGGGTGATGACGAACAACCGATGAACCGAGAGAACGAATTTCCGGGCGATCATGCGGTGAAGCTGGCCGGCATCATGTGCCGTGACCCAGAGTTTTGGGAGTGGCTGCACCAAAAAGAGTGGCTAATGGAAAAGAATGAGAAGGCTTGTGCCCAGTGGATTTCATCTTACTTGGACATAGAGTCTCGCAAAGAGCTTAAGACCAACGAAGAAGCCCGCCATTTATTTAATCAATTGCGAACCAGCTTCGAAGCTTGGAGGAAAGCATGAAGAAACTAATCCCTTACAGCGTCTACTTACCAGTGGAGTATCACGACAAGATCAAAGAGCTTGCCAAACAACGTAAAGCATCTAGTATGGTGCGGGACGCCATTTGCATGATCGTTGATGGTGACGATACCTTTAAGTCTGGGTATAACAAGGCGCTCAAAGACTGTATCAAAGAGATAGATGCCTGCAAAGAGATTGAGCACATTGCCGTTCGCGGTAAGTACTTGGCCGATGTGTTGGCTGATCAAATCAAAGAACTGGAGATGTGATGGACACTAACGATGACGAAATCAAATACACCAGCAAGTTGGCCGATGACATCCTTGCTGTTGTTATGAACGCTGAAAACGTTCCGCCAGAAGCCGCTATCTCAGCTTTATCCCATGTGGCAAGCTTGATCGCCCTTGAACTAAAGATGCCAGAGCAAGTGTTTGCATACTGCATGACGCATTCTTTTCGCGCCGTCTTAGAAGCGGAACAAGATAAAGAGGTTCACTGATGGAGCATGACACCAATCTGCGTGATCTGGCGTCTATGTTTGCTTTGGCTGGGCTCATCATCCGTAACAGGGAGGGTGAGAACCTAGCCGAAGCAGCTCATGACATAGCCGATCAATGGATGAAAGCGCGCGATAAAGAACCTGAAGAAGGACTGGCTGCAATCAAAAAGGAAAAGCGCAATGTCAGAAAACATGAGGATATACGGTAAGCGATACTGCGCTACGTGTGAGCACCTTAAATCATTAGACAACGGCAAAGTTGTAGACCGCAACAGTAATCGCTGGGTCTGCTTTGATTGCAAACCAGAGAAGAAAAATGTATCGCAACGAAAAAATGCTAAAAGCCGCAAGGCTCCTACCGTGCCAACACTGCGGAGTGAGTGATGGAACAGTGGTAGCCGCCCACAGTAACCAACTACGGGACGGCAAAGGCCGTGGGCTCAAGGCTCACGACTACCGTATAGCGTCATTATGTTTTAGGTGCCACAGCGACTTAGACCAAGGCTCTAAGATGGATAAAGCCCAGAGGATTGAGATGTGGGAGGAAGCACATCGCAAAACTCTGGGTTTATTCTTTGAGCAAGGGATTATTGGACCTTGCTAACTTGTTTGTTAAACGCATCCATCTTCTCTTTGATGGCTTCATCTTTGCGTTTAATCTGGGCCTCGGGGGCATTGCGTTCCTTCAAGGCCTTTTTCTCTTTCTTGAGGCGAGCAATCTCATTCTCAACGTAGTTAGCGCGCCGCCACAGTCTGGCTTCAGGTGACTCTTTGTAGTAAGCCTCTACGCCCTTACCCTTCATGTCTTTAATGATCCGTTCGTGGTTGGACATTACCTTAATGTTCTCGTAGAACACGCCTGCGATAGCTGCCGGCGTTTTGATGTCGCCATAGAGCTTGCCTGCTACTGGTATTTGATAAGTCTCTACCTTTTCACCAGTGAATAAGCTCTTGACGTATTCGCCCGTCTGAATGGCAAGCTTACCCACACCACCAGCGTACTGGCCAGCTACATAACTGATCTGATCTGCCGTAGGACTGACCAAACCTATGCCCTTGTCGCCACCACCAGTGATGAAGTTCAGCGCGTAAGCCAAGCCTTGGGACACAAAGTTTGCAGTCTCACGGCTACGCTCATATCCGGGCGAAGGAGCAAGAGCTTTGTCTTCTCTTGAGATAGGACGTCCGAAGGCATCCCTGTTCTCGGCAATCGCAACGAATGGATCAACAATGGTTGGCGCCAGTGTCTGAGCAAACGTGCTAGTTCCTAGCGGGTTAACAGAACCAAGTATTGCATTAAAGATGTTTGTGATGGTTGTCTGAAGGTCGCGTCTACCATTCATCGCGCCAGCTTGAACCATCATGTACTCGGCAATCAGTCTACCAACGTTAGGGAAGACGTTAAATCCAAGCGGCATTGGGATGGTCAAGTACTTGCCATCGCCTACTGGGATGATCAAGTTCTTGGACTTCACCCACTCAGGAGGCTCATCTGCACCGAGGCCAGCCATCGCCAGAATAGCGGTCTGCATGACGCCAAGGAACATACCGCCGGCAATGATTTTCTTGCCGAGGGAGCTTAACTTGATCTTGCCAGTCTTGTCCTTTGTGAACAGTGTTTCAACCAAACGCTTTGTACCTTGGACAGCGGCGTTAAAGAACGCATACAAGGCGGCAATCGTCTGAGTGCTTGCACCCTTACGGTTAAAGTTAACAGTGATGTTCTTAGCTAAACTTGCTGCCTGATCCTCAGACATCTCTTTGTCCAACGCAGCTTTGAACGAAGCCAAACGGACAGCATTCTCTAGTGCATCGTTATAGTCAGACAGCCAATCAAAGACAGCATAGGCGGCTTGCTTGACGTTGCTACGGCTCAAACGTCCCAGCTCACGGGCAACAATCGTATCTTTACCCTGACCACGGCTGAACTGCTCGCGGAATCCAGTCTGGCCACCAGCTTTTTGGAACTGCTCAAACAGGTCCATCCACTTCTGCATCTCTGGATTTGTGGCTGGCTTACCGCGCAGGACGCGATAGATGGCTCTAACAGCAGTCATAGAGTCAGCAATAACCTGACCCTTTTTATCCGCAAGAGGCGTACTAGAAAGGTTGATGGCAGCACCCTGTAAGTCGCGTGTAAAGTTCCACGCACCGAACACAGGGTTGTACTGGGTATTCACAGCCGCCATGAAGCGGGTGATCTCAGCAACGCTACCAAGTACTTCGTCTAGGTCATTGATGCCGATGTTCTTTAAGGTTTCCACCATGCGCTTGGCGCTTGGGTTGCCGGGGTTAAAGAACACGTAGCGGTCTTCACCATTGATACGCAACGCCAATACGTTAGGCGAGTTACGCATGTTTGGATTGATTTCGTACTTAACCAAGCCAGTCTTCTTATCAATCGCACCGGTCTTTGGCTCTTGGAAGATGTTGTTTGCGTCATTGGGGTTCATTCCCAAAGCAACAATCTCATCAATCAACTTAGCCTTGTTCTTAATGGCGTCAGGGTTGATTGGCTTCCAGAAGTTGGGGTTAGGATTCTGAATGGCCAGCGCATACAGCGCCCGTCCAACACGAACCTTCTCTGCACGGACGATGGCACGTTCACGCGCAAGTGCCAAACTTCCGATGATGTCGCTGACAGTCTTGAACGAACCTACTGCGGCTTTAGTAAAT